ATAAAGTAAAGCTGCTTGATTAACATTGGTTCCTGACCAAGGATCGAAAGAAGCAGTGTCTAAGACAGTTCCTGCTGTAGTGTTGGTACTAAAGTTAATTGATCTAGAGTATGAAGATTCATACATCTTAGATGCAATCGAACTTGTAATACCAGTCGCTATAGAGAAAACGTCTGGGAGACCGCCAGCAGTCTGAAGCACAAGTGCTCCTGATCCTTGATTAGTACCACCGGAAATCACTGGGGCTATTGCCTGTGCTGGAACATTGGCTCCATGCAAAGGGTCGATTGAAGGGTCGGTCGCTGATGACACACCCGCTGACATAGTGGCTTGAGGTGTGATTGGTACGTCTGTATTGTTCATTCTTTGTGTTGGATTGGCAATGTGCTAAATACGACAGATAGGAGACATTGATTCTATTCTGAAGGAAGCTAATCTATTTGTAGGGCTGCTACTGAATGATTAATTCAAATAAGATTAATGGCACGGTTCTAATACTTTATGCTTCTTTATGATACTAGTCTGGTACATTAAAATTTTGTGTCTCTATGTGAAAAGCACGGGAACATCACTGGAATTACGCTGGTGAAAGTGTAATTCCATTTGTTCATCGTGCGTCAAACATACAAACTGCCTACTATTTGGGAGAGGCAACAACCGTTTAACTGCTACATTGAAGATTTTTCTGTACTTTTCATATGTTTCTTTACCATGAAGTGCTAATTCAAACAAACACATTTCCACATTCATTACTGTTGCTGTCTTTTCATCAAAGTTTGCTTTCTTGATCCAGTTGGTCATTTCAAGACAATCAGCTAATCGCATCGGTGCAATGTAAAAACCATCATCTCCTTGAACAAAGCTTCTTTTAAGATATTCCAACTCGTGAAACGATCTAAAGGGCTGTAATTCAGATGATTTAGTTTCATCGGTATAAGTGAAGCCGAAGGTTGAGAAAGCTTTTGATACTGTGATCTGGTTGAACCATTCACTAATCAGATTGCTTACTCCGACAACATTATCATCTCCGAAACACTGCAACGATACATATTTTCTGAAGTCGCAAACTAGTGGTAAATTTTGATCTTGTAACAAAAGCAGATAACAAATTCTGAAACCAATTTTGTTTATTAAACAATTTATCAGGGTAGTTATTGGATTTCCTGAAGGTTGACCATGATCTTGACGAATAATTTCATCCTTGACTACAACATCAGCATTGCACAAATAAGAAAAGAGAACTTCTCTAATTGTACGATCCTCATTGTTTTCAAGATCTGAAATATCATCAACATCCTGATACATCGCTTCAACGCAATCCAAAGCTGCCCACAATAATTGTTGTGATTGACTACCATCAAAGTTTGAAAAATCACCTGCAAAATGATTTGGATGTCTTAGTAAATTTCTAGCTGTTGAATCCCAATCTTGTGAATATACATTAGTTCCTAAACCCATTTCATTTTCTATTCTACCTTTCATGATTGAATTTAGAGCATCTAAGAAGTACATACGTACAGCAATTGTTAAGTGTTGAGGTCCAGCTTCG